CTACAACAGTCCCCGTAACCTGCTCAGCCGCCGGCAGACCCCAGATCTGAGCCAGCGCAAGATATAGTGATCCGAGACCCGGGAGCACTACGGTCGTGGTCTTCTTGAGTACATCGTAGACCTTGTTCGGCAGGATGTAATCGGTAGTCGTCTTCTCAGGCATCTTTCTTCTCCTTTTGTGAACCGTGGTTCAGTCTCCATAGAGACGTTGTGAGTTTTGCTGCTGCGATGGCTATCAGACTGAGTATCACGAAATTGAGAATGACCAGAAACCATCGATCATTGATCGGCTTGAATGTCAGAATCAATTTCAGATCCAAAGCCATAGCCAAAGTTGCCGACTGCAACATCGACGCTCGACCTAGCTTAGACTTGTACCAGGGCGAGAACAAGTAAAGAATCGGGAACGAGGTAGTGCAGATCGCAGAAATAACGAGAAGTACACGTGACCAAAGAATCACGTCCTCAATGTTCAATGCGATCCTCCCATAATGCTTTTCAACTCTTCAGCGAAGTGATTTCGCTCCCTAATAATCCGAAAGGCTCTGCTCACCTCGGTTACTTCGGGCTCTTTTTCTTCCGTTCTTCTCAATTCCTCGACCGATTCTTTCAGTGCCTTTTTGGATTCGTCTTTCTTCGATCTACGAAGCCACACTTGAATCCCCCGATCGCTGTCCCGATTCGCGGTTTCCAAAGAGCGCGACAACGATTGCATGAGTGGTCTTAGAGACCTCGAGCATCTCATTGACCTGTTCGTCAGATTTGTTTGCTCGATCGCGCTGAACTTCAAAAGCGGCGTGCCATCGCTCACACTCCTCGACTTTGTCTCGGTAGAAACGTCTTGGAACGAGCAGGCCTAGGAACACCATCAAGACGGCAAGACCCGCAAGTGTTGGCGCGGTCAAGTCTCCGATCGGGATTCCGTCGATCACGTTGACTCCTCCCAATATCCGTATTGACGACCCCAAGGCCGAGCGATCTTCCACACGCCAGCGACTTTGACGTATGGTATGGCGGGTTTCCAAACACCGGCAACGTTGACGAAGGCGCCGGCAATTGTTCTTGCTGTGGTGTATGCCGACCAGGCACTGAACCCGACGGAGTTTCTTGTCCTCGAGCGGAAATAGTAAAGCGTTCCCGGTACGAGACCCGTGATCGTGGTTGGTCCAGAATATCCCAAAACGGTCGTCGGCGTTGCTGACGTGGTCAAGCTATAACCGACCTGCCGCTCGAGGATCGGAGAACTGCCCGAATCGGCGTCCGTAAACTGGGCAACCACTGTCGTCTGTGTGATTCCACTGACGCTGACCAGACCTGGAACCGAAGGCGTCTCGAGGGTGTTAACGATCCTTTGGTCAGACCATCCGCCATATCCTTCTGAGTTGTGCGTTCTGGCCCAGAAATAGTACTTGGTTCCGGGTGTCAGACCTGTGATCGACGTCGATCCGTCAGAAGAATAAAGCGTCTTCGATCCCGTGCTGGTAAACGCTCGGCCGATCTGTCTCGAGTCGATCGCCGCTCCACCGTTGTCTCCATCCGAGAAGGATATAAACACCGATGTGGAGGTGATCAAGGAGGCATTCGGAACGCTAGGTTTCCCCGGCGGAGTAGCCCGGTTGATGTTGATTTGGTGAACCGTCGGGCCACCAAGACCACTTGTGCCGCTGTCTTGCAGGCGGAAATATACCGTCTGAGTGCTGCTGACAGCCCACGAACGGAGCATCTGCCAAGCGCCACCCGACTTGAAATCGAACGTGTTGGAGTTGTCGGTCACTCCATTGACGGTGAACCCCCACCCAAGATCGTGGTTGAACGTCGCCGATCCTGCCCTGAGCCAGAATTCGACTCGAGTACCCGTATCCCGGATCATCATCTGTCCGGTGGAGCCGGTGGACTTGAGGTAATCAGTCACGCCGGCCTCCTACAGCAAGATCTTGAAGTAAATGTCTCCGTCGTTTCCGCCGGTCGGGTCGGTAGTTCCGGAACTGATTCCTGCCGCGGTTCGGTATGCAGCCTTGCCCACCGGAATGATTCCAAGCACGCCGGCAACGAGATCTCGAGTACGGTTCAACTCTCGGGCACCCCAGCGAACTCGGCCTTCTTCACCCGTGTCCGGGACAAGTGGATATCCTGCCGCCGCAGCAGCATCGCCTACAGCCATCGTCTAAACCTCCTTCGCTGTTATAGATCGGCCCAGTGTTCGGTAGTGAAGTCTGCCCAAACCTGGTTGGCTTCCCAAGAGAGCCACGAACCGGTGTCGATGAATATGTTCTTTGCCAAGGTCGGGTATGCACGTTCGCCCTCGGAATCGGAGACAAAGATCTGCTCCGTGACCCGCATCAAGTTTGTAGCACCATCGGTATTACGCATCTCAATCAAATCGCCAAGGTTGTAGTGCACGCCGTACTTGTACTGACTGTTCGGGTTGATCTCACCATCGAAAGCCGAGAAGCTTCTTTGCTTTGACAGTTCTTGGTTGCCCCGCTGGATAAGCGCTGCTGAGACGTCCGGGTTGTCCGATGTGATGTCGTCAGCACGAACCATGAGAACGTGCCTTTCGAAACCGGCAGTCTCCGGAATGACGTCCTGAGGATATACTACCTCAAAGCCGGCCGGCGAGAAGACGTACGCAACATTTTTGTAATTGGCGATCGACGTCAACTCGCTAGTGTTTTGCAGGCTGTCCAGTTCAACCGAGAAGACCACAGCTCCTAGTGCCGTCTGCCCTGTAGTGCGATCACTCCCCGAGTAAATATCAAAGTACAACTGGGAGTTGTCGGCATTCCGGAGGAGCCGGAACCCCAGAGTCCATTGGTCGCAAATATCTTTGATCGCGGCATAGACGGTCTGGGGTTCCAACTCCACCGTAATGGGGTCCACGGGCTCTGGGATCGTGTCTTCAGGCATGAATGTGTCTTCGATTACGAAGGGGATGATGTCACCGACGTCCAATACCCCTAGGACACATACATCGTGGAAGATCGTTCGGGCGACGTCTGCCGGCTGATCGGTGATTGTCCAGACCGGTGCATCCGTCAGATCGTCCAATACATCCTTCGCAACGCGATCGTCGAGCATTGCTTCCAAAGAAACACCCGTGATCTTCAGGACGTTCTTGCCTTCGGCGTCCGTGGTGTTCTCGACGGTCCTTACTGACATCACGTAAAATGACTCGTTACATGCCAGCAAGGTACCTGTGACGAAGAGACGTCGATTGTCCGGTGTCGAAATCAATTGCAGTTCGAAGTCGCCATAGGCTGCGTACCTTTCGGTCCAAATAAGCGACAAATAGCGGTCCACAAGATCGGTTCGACGTAGGAGGCTGTCGAGAACATAAATATCCATCACAAGCCTCCGTATCGGTTCTTGTAATCGATCGTCCAGGGAATGCCGGCTCCCACAGCGTAGACCCGGAGTTCATTGACACCGGGCATGAGCTCGATCCAGCTCGCATGTGGTGAGACTCCGTAGAGAATCGAACTAACCACACCAGCTCGAGTGAGAGTGGCGAATTTCTGACCCTGCATCGTGCTGATCGTCACCACATCACCAGAAACCAAAGACGCTGCGAAGTCCAACGTCCTGAGAGATCCATCAGAGGCCTGGTGATAAATGGTAAACGCAGACAGGGTACGGTTGACGTTGAGCTTGAACAGAATTCCAGTGTCAACCGTACCCGCGTACACGACGTCGGTTTCTGTCGAACCGCCCGTCGAGTTCCCAGAGAGCGCAACTACATCCGGATCAACAAAGTCCGGATCGAAACACAATATAGAAACATCGACGACCGGGTCTTGAGTGAACTGATTGTTCTCGAACGACTCGATTCGGCCCGTAATATCCACGTTGAGGCCATCTGACGTGTAGAACGTAAACTTGGCCTCCGTCTTTGGCATGAAGAATGCGTACAGACGCTTGCGGAGATCAGAAACCTCATCGACCGTGTAGTCAGGATATAATCCCAACTTGAGAAGAATGTTGCGGAATTCCCGTCGGCTTGACTGGTACTGTGCACCATCTTGCTGTGCAAAGCTGGAAGACACAATTGTTGCCTTCACAGGATCCAAGCCCTGAATATCCTGAACCACGAATCCCAGAGATGGATCTTCCAGCGGAAGACTAAGAAGGCCGCCCTGACTTGTACGTACTTCGACCATGTTGAGCATTATTTAGTCAGAGCTCCCTTCGCGACGGATAGCTGGTTCTTGGTTTGACGGTAGGTGTCCGCGGCCGAAATGGCCTTGGGTGAGGTGTTGTTCTGAACGAACGTGACATCTCTGACAAGTTCCGTCCTGACCTGTGGATCAGTCTTCGCCGACTGGTTCGCTTCCCAAGCGTGCATTGCTCCTCGAGCTTGGGAATATGCAGTCCCGACATCGATCTGCTTGGGAATCATCGCGGACATATTTCCCGCTTCCCGCTTCACTGCAGATAGATCGAGTACGGGCCTGATTGTTGGCGTTAGATCCATGTTGCCTACGCCCATGTCCGACATATCCGATATGGACTTCCGGAGGGCCAGAATTGCGTCCTTACCGACGCCTTCCGCAGAGCGCTTTACTGCTGTTGAAGCGTTCGTCAGACCTCGAGCAAGACCTTCTGCCGAGAACTGCCCAACCTCCTCGAATGCCTTGGACGGAGACTTGATGCCGAGCTGCTTCTTGATCGATTTGACCATCGCGTTTCCGATGGCTTCCATGACCTTCTCGATCGCTTTCTGCTGGAGTTGCAGACCGCGTACCAATCCTGCGGCCGAATCGACGGCAGCCTGGTAGAGGGTTGTTGAAGCAGTGTTGCCGAGCTTTCCGGCAGTTTCCTCGAGCGTCTTGTCCAGACCGTTCAATTCATCCACACCACGCTTGCCCGAATCAAGCAGCTGCGTAACGAACGGCAGCGCGTCGACACCCTTCGACAAGAGTTCCTTGTACAAGGTGTCGTTCAGACCCAGAGTCCGCAGCTTCTGAAGCACAGCTGCGAAGGCCTTCGTCTTGACAATCTGCTCTTTCAGATCATCGACGTAATCGGCAAGCTTAGTGTCGCCAGAGATCTCCGGAAGATCGGAGAATTGAGTCTTGACACTGGCGGCGAAATCGTCTCGAGTCTTCTTCGCATCGGCCAAGACTTGATTGGCCTTCTCGAGCTTCTCGTTGTTCTTGTCATACTGAGACGCAAGGTCCTTGAGTCGCTCACGCTCTTTGACCATGCTGCCGTACATGAGTTTCCGTGTTGCGAGAGCCTTCTTGTGCTCACTAGTTGCCTGAGCGAGCTCGAGCCGAGCAGCCTTGATCGCTTTCGCGTTCTTGTGATGCGCACTCGTGAGCTTATCGAGACGCTCTTTGGCCGTCTTCATATCCGCAGCTGATGAAGCCACTGCGTCGCTGACCATGGTGCGCAGAGTATTGAATGCGTCGATAATGCCCTGACGACTCGTGCCCTGCATACCCTTGACGAATCCATCGATGACGAACTTACCGATCTTCTCGAATTCCTTCGAGGGCGAGTGAATCCCAAGCGCATTTTTAGCCGCATTGAGCGCACTCTTGGCCACGTTAGCAGCCTGTTGAGCGATCTGACCAACACCTGCAGCTAGACCCTGCGCCATGCCCTGAATGATTGCCGTAGCCAAATTCGCGCCGGCCTTACCCAGAGCAGCCGAGTTACCTCGAATCGCACTGGCCATCCCATTGATGAAGGATATGATCAGCTTGACGCCGGAGTCGATGATCCGACCCTGGTTCCTCGAGATACCGTTCAGGAAATTCACGATGATCGTTGTTGCTGTGGTGACAACCTTGCCGATGTTGTTGGCGATACCGGTAAGAAGGCCCTGAAGCATTCTAAATCCGGCGGAAACCAGCTTCGGGGTAGCGGCAGCCAACTTGGAGAGGAACTGAGAAATAAGAGTAAGCAATGAGCCGATGATCTTTGGTGCCAATTTGACAATCGCATCCAACATGGACGAGATGACAATACTCATCGACTTGAACATCGCTGGGGCAGCGGTAGCAAGCGTCTTTGCAAACGCCTCAATGCCCTTGGCGATGCCCTCCATCACCTTCGGAATGAGTCCGATCAGTGCCGTGACGATCCCCACAACTGCCGCGGCTCCTGCTGCACCAGCGACACTCAGTGCCGTCAGAGCAAGCGAGAACGCCAAGATTCCCCCACCGGCGGCGAGCATGCCGATGCCGAGAAGCGTGATGGCAATGCCGAGACCGATGAGAGTCGGAACAACAGGCGTAAGAAGCAGTCCTGCAATGCCGATCACAGCAAATGCTGCAGCAAGAGTCAGTAACCCCTTGGCTATCTCGCCCCAACTCATGGTCCCGAGGGTCTGTAGAACAGGGACGAACAACCGAAGCGACGCCGTGATGATGAATAGTGCTGCGGCACCTGGCAAAGCTGTCGTCATCAATATCATTGCTGCAGCGATGACGCCTAGAGACACGGCCAAGACAGTTAACCCCTTGGCGATCTCTTCCCACGTCATACCACCCATCTGACCAAGAGCGTCAGCAAGCATTCCCAGCGATGCAGCCACAATAAGCACTGCAGCAGCTGAGAGAAGCGATGAGGGTGGAATAAGCATAAGTGCTGCACCAATGAGAACCAACCCACCGGCCATACCAGCAAGACCTTGTCCGAGCTCCTCCCAAGACAACTGGGAAATATCCTTCAGAGCACTAGCAAGAATCTTGATTCCGGCTGCAAGAAGAATGATTCCTGCCCCACCGAGAACACCGCCTGCATTGGCGCCAGCAAATTTGGAGAATAGCGCCAGAGAAGCAAGCAATACTGCCGTTCCGGTCAAACCTTGTGCCATTTCCTCCCAGCTGAGACCCGAGAGATCCGTTACCGCACTCACAAGGATCTTAAGTGCTGCAGCTATCAGAATAAGGCCAGCCCCAGCGGTAACCATACCGGCGGACTGCCCGGCCATTCCCCGCACAACGCCAACTAGAGCGCCGAGCAGGACGATCGTACCACCCAGACCCTTGGCTAGATCTTCCCAGCTGAGCTTGGATAGGGCAGTTACAGCAACGACCAAGATGTCGATTGCGATGGCGACCAAGATAAGACCAGCAGCCATCACAGGCAGTCTGACTAGTCCCGCGCCGGCAGTAGCCTTTGCAAAGAGCGCCATACCTACAAGCAACTGTCCGAACATGATCGTCAAAGCTGTCAGAGCTCGAGTAAGCTTCTCGGAGTCGATCATGGAAAGTGCAACGACGGAGACCGTAAGAAGCGCAATCGCAGCCGCAATCTTGAGCAGAGTTCCTGCTTTCAACTGGGACTGCATAGCCTTCATCGTGCCGGTCAATTGATCGAAAGCGCCGGTGATCGATCCAAAGAATCCTTCGCCCACGTTGACATCTCCGAAGAGACTGCCCTTAGTGAACTTACGGAACGCCAGAACCAGCGCCGCAAACAGACCGGTGTTGATGCCATCAAGGATTTTGTTATAGTTCCCTCCGGAGAAGGCTTCCATGATGTTGTCCATGAGGGTGGTAAACGCATCGCTGAGCTGTGGCGCGAGTTGCTGGAAGGTCGACCAGACGTTATCCAGAATTCCGACAGCTTTGGACCATGCTGCTGCGACGACATTTCCGAGAGCTCCAAGCGGAGCAAATCGTTCTTGCAAATTTGCCAGGCCTGGAGAATCACTACCGAAAGCAGAAGCGATCAACTGCGCCAAGATTTTAAGCGCTTTGATCGGATAGGACAGAATTCTGCCAAACCCTTGGAAGAACTTGGCGATTCCCTCGCCGTTGACCAATGCTTCATGTAGAGCGACAAGCCAATCGCCCATACTGGCCGTAACATCCAGGAAGCCGCTCGAGCTCTTCCCAACAGCACCGAACAGATTCAAAACCATTCCGATAACTTGCTTGATGACCTCTACGCCGATGCCAAATATGGCGAAGACGCCGGCGAAGGTTCGTTTCAGCTTGTCCGCTGTGTCTGCCCCGAGAATAAGACCTTGGGTAAAGTTCCGCAAAGAAACGGACAAATCGTACAGCGTTTTCCCCGTTGCCGCCGGGAAAATCTCGCGGAAGGCATTCTTGATTGGTGTGACGAAAGATATAAGTGCCTTGAACGCGTTTCCGATGGCTTCGATGAGGACCGTCCGGCCGCCCATCGCTTTCCAGTCGCCGATGACCTTGTTTCTGGCGTTCGATGAAGCAGAAATGAACCCGCCAAGCGTGTTATTCACACTCGTGAAGAGCTTCTTTGCCTCATCAAAGTCACCAAATATGAGCTGCCAGGTTTGTGCCCAGCCTGAGCCGGCCGCTTCCTTCAGCGTTCCGAATAGCTGGGTCATCGTCTTGACCTGTGTAGCAGCATTCTTGGCAGTCTTGGCCTGAGCCTGAATTGCCTTGATTTCCTGCTCGTTGAATCCCTGCGCGGCCAATGCGGCGTTGGAGAGATCGCCAGTGAATTGACTCAAGGTTCGTGTCAGAACGTCAGAAGTCAACCACGATTTTTCACCAGGCTTCGCCGTGATGGATTCGCGGAAGGACTTTCCTTCGATGGTGACATTCTTCATTTTGCCCTTGAGTTCGACGGCGCCCTTGCTCAGGGTCCCCATCTTCTCGGCGTTCTGAGCCAATGCGCGCTGAAATACGGTACCACCCATGCCCGCGTTGACAACTGAGTTCCAGTCCTCGAGCGAAACACGGCCTGCGGAGATAGCCTGAGAAAGCTGATACATCGCACTGGAAGCCTGCTCTGAGTTAGAGCCAGACAACGCGGCAAGGTTGGCGATACCCTTGATTGAGGCCGTTGCCGTCTTCAGATCTACACCAGCAGCCGTGAAGGTACCGATGTTCTTCGCCATTTGGGAGAAGTTATAGATCGTTTGATCGGAATATTTGTTCAAGTCGAGCAGAGTTGCGTTGACTTCCTTCAATCCGACGCCGGCCGCTTGCGTGTTAGCCAGAATCGTCTGAACCGAGTTTAGTCCCGTCTCATATTCAGCGAAACCACTCGTAAGGGGTTGAATTGTGAGGGACTTGACCAACGCAGCTCCGGCACGAACACCCGCGGCAGTAAGCGAGGCCAAAGCGGTAATGCCAATGACAGACATTGCGCTGAATTTTGACGAGATGTTTCCTACGCTGGACGCAATGTTGCCCAACGAGAAATGGCTGGCCGCTTTGCTGACGTCGCTGAGGCCTTTGGAGGCGCCCTCGAGCTTGAGTCCGGCATTCAATTTCGCCAGAGAAGCTAGGGAAGTTCTGATCCCCGCCTCAAACTGAGCATTGTCGAACCTGATCTGTGCAACTCTAGTATCGATACCGCTCATGCAGAGGTCACCGCCTTCCATACGTCAGCCATGATTTTTGTGAATACGGGCTCGATTGCCGGATTGATGTAGTCCCGTCCCTGGACATATCCTCCGGTTCCAGTGCCATAACCATGCTGCAACATGATGGCTACTGGAAATCCGCTCTCAATGTCCGTATTATGCCAAATAAGACGAAAACTACCGTTTCCTCCCTCAACCGTGTAAGTCCACGAACTCGCTACCAATCCTGTGTCTACTGGCGTTGCCCTTGCCAAGGCGGCTTGTCCAGCTCTACCAGCAGATTCAAGAATTCCTGAGAAATTGATGGCGGCCAAATTTCTCAATGACGTTTCGGTCTTCTTGAAGGATCCCTTTGAGGTCAGTGAGAACACGTGGATCTCCTTTTGGAATTACTTTTCAGAAATTACTCCCGGAGAAAAATCGGGGTGCCGGCAGGGGTTCCCGGGGGAACGTCCTCGAGATCATCCACAGCGATGGCACCAGAGACACCAGCAACGCCCTGCGCGCCCTTGGCGAGACCTGCATCAACGGTCGTGGTGTCGTTCCTTGTGAGGATCAAGTGTCCACTACCATCGATCGATGCATCGGTGATGATTGCATCTTCGATCTCAATCGTACGTGCCGCCGTGAGTACGGTTACGCTTGCCATTTTTCCTCTTTTCTAAGCCGAAGTGGCCGTGGCTGTACCGTCGCCGTGATCGGTAACTGTCGGCGCAGTAAGCGTGTAATGCGTTGCGTCGATTGCGTCGACCATACCCGACGGACCGGTGATCGTGAAGGTATCGTCGCCGTTATCGACAACCAAGAACTCAGCTGGCTCTTCTGAACCCAAATATACTGCAATGAGTTCATCGGGGGTTGGAAGCGTCGGCACGTTTTCTTCGGATCCATACAGAAGCGCCTCGACTGCAGCCAACACAACCGGATCAGTCAGTGTCGAATCGATCACCAAATGTGCGGTGGGCTTCATTCCTGTGATTCGAACCGGAGTCGTGGTGATGGACCAGTTGAAGTTGATTGCTTCCGGATCATTCGTGATCGTTTGATTAGGCCTCTGCGTTGGCGTGGCCAAACCGTTGTACACGATGTGGATCTTGTATCCGAAATCCTGACCTTTTAGGTCGTTGCCAACCTTCGTTCGATAGCTCAATCCGAACGGTTGACGATACTGCTGATTGGCGAACAACCCCGTAGTTATCGCTGAGGTTCCATCGCAAATGGCAAACTCTTCAGGATATGTATACGCCTCGAGCGTGGCTGCGAATTCCTCAGCTGTCGATCGATTCTCGTACTTGATTCCGTCAAGGTAGAATGGCGTAGCTTCGCCACCTACAGGGGATTCTGTGACGGCAATCAAACCAGACCAAGCTACTCCTGGACCCGTTTTCGGGTAAAGAACACCTCGGTCCACTCCAACTTCGAAGAATCGTTCACCAGGAGAATCCCAGCTAAGTTTCGCCATTCCAGTTCCTCCTTCCGACGGTTATCCGGTTGTGTTCAACTTAGCTTTCCGTTGCTCATTGAGCATCCGATTGCGCTGAGCCAGTTCTTTGGCGTTCATCTTCTTTTGCGGAGGTGCGTTCTTCTGATTACAAACTCTAACCAGAGTCAGCAATCGATTAAGGTGCCAATTCTGACACTCAACCGGTATGTTCAACGAAATCATCCAGTAATAGATGATCTCTGCCGTGATAATCTCCCCGCGTCGAGCCGGTGGCTCTTCTTTAAACCAAGTCGCAGTCATCTTGGCGTTGACATACGTGTTGATGGCTACGATGTTGTCCGTAGAGAGTCTGGCGTAAACCTCCGGAGGAACATTGGGGGTCATCGTCATAGCCTCGATGTACCACAAAGTTTCTTCGGAGGTCTTGTCATTTGGTCCGAGGAATGGTTTCTCGAAGAATGACTCCCATTTTGACAGGGAGACCAGAGAATGCTCGAGCTGCAGTGTGAAGGTTTCCCCGTCTTCGAATTCGTTCGTCACTTCATTGAACAATTCATCATCAGACATCGGGACTTTTACAGTGAGCATTCTCTGGCCTCCTTTCCATCAGTTTTGGTCTCGACTTACACGAAGTCGTAGAACCAGTCGCTGTCCCCGACGGCCGGGAACTTGTAGCCGGGCAGCGGGTGCGCCGTGACCACGGTGTCGACCGTGATGACCAGGGCACCAGGCGGCTTGGTGACGCCACCGACCTTGTAGACCACACCGGTAACCGTGGGGATGGTGATGGTGTGGGTTCCCGAGTTGAATGCCGGCTCCGATGGAGTGACCTCGACCGTGGTTCCAGCGAAGAGGGCAATGACCGCTGCCGGAAGGGGAAGCTGCGGATCAGAACCGACTGTTCCGGTCAACAGATCCTCGAGCTCGGCCAGCGAACCGGCGTCGGCCGTGGTCGAAACGACCGTGAGGTAAGCCGTCGGCTTGTACTGGGTGCCACCGATCAGACCAACGTCGACCGGAGTGGTGGTCAGCTCCCAGCTGAAGGTAATCGCCTCGGGCGAGTCGTTGATCGTGGTGTAGCCCTTCTCCGTCGGAGCCGCGATCGCTCCGTAGATCAGGTGCCACTTGTACCCGAAGTCCACGCCCTCGAGGTCGTTGCCGACACGAGTCCGGTAGGCCAGGCCGAAGGTCTTGCGAGCCTGCTGACCGAGGAAGACGCCGGCTTCCGGCTGAGCCGTACCATCACAGACGGCGAACTGGTCGGGGTAGGTAAACGCCTCGATCGTGGCGCCGAACTCCTCGTAGCTCACCAGGTTCAGGTACTTGATGTTGTCCGCGTACTGCGGAGTCGCCTCGGCTCCGGAAGGAGACTCGGTGACCGACACCAGACCATTCCAGGCGAACCCAGTGCTGTACGCGCCGGCTTCATCGATCAAGAACAGAATTCCGTGGTCGACGCCGGTCTCGTAGATCCGATCGCCGACGCCATCCCAAGCAAGCTTGGTCATTTGCGTGCCCTTCAGTAGTAGAGATTGAAAACGTCGTGATTGAGATTGTCTGCGGTAAAGAACCTGTTATGCAGGCACATGGGCAATGCCCCGACTTTTTCCGGAATCAAACTGTCAGGATTCCGATCAATGACGGTTACTTGATACCGCTTGACCCTGCTGTAAGGGTTGTTGTCAGCGAAACGGGTATCCGTAAGATCTCTGTGATAGATGATGCACGGATACACTATCTTCAGACTTGCCGGCGGAGAAAAATAGACCTTGTCAGAGCCGAGAATTGTCTCAAGGTGCGACTGGAGTTCCAACCGGCCCATTATAGACACCTCCCAACCTCAACAGAAGACGGGGACGCTGCACCTCAACATCTGAGACAATCCACAACGTCCCCATCCACTTGATGTACCGCATGGCAAAGAAGTTTTCGCTGGCGTAACCATCAGCGACGATACTGATCGAGTTGTTTACGGAGAGATCATTGTTCTGATTCTCTCCTTCCTGAAGCTTTCGGGTGTTGCGGAGGACGTCACCCGTGTAATTTCTTACCGTGATGACGTCCTCCCAAACTCCAGGCGCAGTCTCTACAGATTCGCCGGCTGCAAAACCGATTTCACCATAGAACCTTGCCATGTGACTACCTGTCTACTAGGCCGCGTTGCGCTTGAAGGTCCAGCTGTCTTCCTGGTTGTTGGCGAAGTAGTAGCCGGACGCCGGGAAGGCGTTGACGACCAGGGACGCACCGGCCGCGAGAGCGGTCTGAGCGCCGGCGGTCAGCGTGGTGCCGGCCGCGTTCTTGTAGACGACACCGGTCTGGGTCGGGATGGTGATCACGCCGGTCGTGGCGACGAACCCGGGAGTGTTCGGGTCGACGAGCACGTTGGCCGACGCGGTCTTCCGGATCACCAGAGCGGACTTGATCTTCGTGAGCGCGCCGGAAAGGCGGGTCTCGATCAGGTACTTCTGCTTGTTGTAGTCGATGTCGAAGTCGTCAAAGGTGTTGATCTCCCCACCCTTGTCCGTGCCGACGTTGTAGTCAGCCAGGTTGACAATGATGCCGACCACGTCGGTCAGATCGTTCATCGGCTCGACGCAGATGACACTGTTCACGCCCAGCGCGGACGCGACTTCGCCCACGTTCTGGTACAGACGCCGGCCCATCTCGTCCTTGGCCTTGAGGAACTTGTTGCGCTCCTTGATGGTGGTGTAGAAGTCCGGCGTACCGGTCCCCTTGAAGAACTCCATGCCATCCATGACCGCATCGATGACCTCGTCGTAGGTCGAGTTGGCGTCGTCGACGTTCACGTAGACCGTGGTGACGTAAAGCTCGTGGTCGTTGAGGATCGACCTGATCCCCACGCCGTCGGCCGCACCGATCGGGTCCTTGATCTTGTCGGGGTTGGAGATATCCCGGCCGTCGGAGATCAGGATGGCCCGAGCGATTTCCTCGTCGAGCATCATCCGCATTTCCATCTTCAACCAGACGATGACATCGAAGTCCGTGATGTCCAGGACGTCGTCGCGGTCGAGTTCCTGCTTCTTGTAGACGGTGGTCGGCGAGGTGACTCGCTTGCTGACCCCGAACCACTCTTCGATCTTCAGGTTGCCCTTGATGTAGCCCTTGGCCCGTGCCTCTTCGAAGGTCAGGTCGGCCACGATGCTCTTGACCCGGGAGAACGGGCTGTGACGGGTGTCACGAAGCACACCGCTGACCCACTCAGTCCGCCGCTTGTTGAACTCCGGCCGGTCCTCGAGGCTCCGAGCGTCCGGGAACAGCACCTCGATGTTGGTGATGCCGTGCGCGATGGCGTATTCTTCGACCGCTCCGCGAAGCGAACCACCCCGGATCGCAGACTGAACGATCCCCTTCATGTCGTCCTGGGTCACCATGTGCCGAAGCTCGGTGCCGTCAGCGTCCTTGTCGGTGTCCTTGTCGAAGACGTTGTTGTGGACCACGGTTTCCTCTTTCTGGTGTGTGAGGGCATCCTCATCGGTGGAGTCTGAGTGTTCGGCTGCGACAGACTCCAAAGCCTGCCCGACCATGAGAGCTGTCACTCTCTTCTGATCCGGATCCATGGAGTCGTAGATGTCCTGGATGGTCGCGTCGGCATCTGCATGCTCGACCTTCTCATCCTCTTCGGTCTCCGGGTCGGCGTCTTCGGTGGAACTGTCGTCCTCCGGGCTATCGACCTCGATCTCGAGCCCGGTGTGGATGATTGCTTCGTCAGTCAACTGCTCGATTTCGCCATCGTCACCGTGCTGAAGCTGAACGAAATCGATCAATGCGCCGGGATTGGCTCCGGAAAGAACCAGACTGACCTCACGAATGACGCCGTGAAGAACAGTTTTCCCCTGCTCGAGGAGCTTGTTGGCGTAGATGGAAAGATTCGTGATGTCCTTGTGCTGCACGAGCAGCTTGGCGTTCTTGCCGGATTCGGTCTCGTTGAAGAAACCTTCGGCGTACATGCCGTCCTTGCGGGCCTTCAGGATCGCGTGACCCAAGATGTTCTTGGCGTCACCGTGGGCGTGTTGCCAAACGAGAGGAACCGTCTGGCCATCCATGTGCTTGAATGCTTCGGCCGTGATGGTTCTGCCGTCGGCACACTTGAGCCCAGCCTTCGTGGCGTATCCACTGAAATCAGCTGCCATTTTGACTGTCTTCCTTCCCAAGTTCTTTGGTTGGTGGAGCTTCCGGTACCGACGGCGCCGGCATGTTGCTGTTTCTCAACTCATCAGCCTTCGGATCCTTGGATGGCTTCCACCCGATGGCAGTACGCAAGTCGTTAGCCGAAGCAACTTCATTCCTAACGAACTTGTCCGTAACCTCGGCCAGCTCGGAAATCGGAATGAGCTTGAACGGGTCCCGGTAGTACACGACAGACTGACCCTGAGAACGAGCAGTCTTGGTCAGGAACGATCTCGTCATGCCCTCGGCGATAGCGCCAAGAATCGGCTCAATCGTTCGGTTGTAGTAGTTGATCATTGCCTTCTCGTCTGCCGTGCCGTTCATGACGGCCGCAGTCAAGCCCAGCTGAGAGTAAAGCAGCTCGACCAAGTACTCGATCTGTGACATCAGATTGTTCTCGGCCGGACGATTCAGCTGAGTGATCTTTTCGGTACCGTCAGCGTAGGCGATACCGTACTTGCTGCCCTTCAACTGGAATTCGATGTCTGTCCGCCGCTGTTCGGCTTGCTGCCGGCGAGCTTCAGACTTGATCGTGTAGGGTAGCTGAATGATCAGATCAAGCTTTCCCGAACTTGACGCCTCGTCTACAGCGTCAAGCATGTTGAGCTTTCGAATCAATCGCTGAAGTGTTGAGTTCGGCTCGTTCATCACAGCGTAAAGCGGATTCTCGATGATCGATACGAACTTCTTCTCGAGAACAATCTCTTCTTTGTTCCCTGTCGACTCTCGATACAGTCGAACCTTGACGTGTTTTGGGTACCACTGTACGACGGTACCGACCCGCAACGTCTTGATGTCGAAAGATCCGGAAACTGACGGATCTATAGTTGTATCAACAGGAACAATCGCCGAAACGCCCTGATCGAAGAGCGTCATAACGATGTCTTGGCGGAAATGCCGAGCTGCCTGGTCAATGTTCGCCTCGACTTTGAGACAATCAGATAGACCGCTCTTGATGTCCTCCGCGTATCGCTCGTTCTCGTCGAGACGAACGTGACGAAGACCAACGGAAGCTACGTCGATGCTGAGACGTGTGTAGATCGCCGAAATGATCGATCGTTCATTCGACCAAAGGAACCTTGGACGATCCGGGCGAGAACTATAACTCGGACCGATGTCCTGAAATTCCTGACTATGGACCTCTTGATCGTCGGAGATGAACGCATTCCAGGCGTGCTTGATCTTTTCTCCAAATCTTGCCACTGCTCACCTCCTTTCCTAACTGTTGGATGAGATTAACTAGACCGCCGCTCCAAAGAAGAAGCTATTACCAATGTAAGAGACGGTCTCCTCCCCAGGCAGTTGAAAGATGGTGTCGACGAAATAACAGCCGCCGTTGAACGTTTCGTCTGGGAAAGTGAACGACGTTCCGACGTGGAACTTCCCATTCGGCCGATCGAATAAAGATCTAAGAGCTTGGACGTTACCATTGATCACGTCTGTTGAATCAAAGAATCCACCGGTTGCCGAATAATTATTCGTTGGACCCCAGGCAGTTACGTAATCTTGTCCTGTGACTACTTCGACTGGATCGTCGAAAAGAATTTCGTTCCACTGACCGGCGACCAGAGTTCCAAAATCCTTTTGTGCGAGTAAATCCCCAGTACTTCTTGATGTCGCTAGATAAAGCAAACCTTTTGGCGAAGGGCTTGTGGGGACTGCTCCGACATAAACTCGAGTACCTAAAATAAATCCATCTGCAAGCACGGAGAACGTAGTACCGAGTGTGTAAGTACTGTCTTGCTGATTGACCAATGCCGGTAGTTCGGTCGTGAATATGTTGTCGACCACTGATTACACCTCCTGAGCGAAGGCGATCAGATTCCACTTCGTGATTGCGGCGTTGTACTCGAAACAAAGCTCGGTGAGTTTGCTGATCACCGTAGTTGTCGGGAAAGGAATTCCTGCTCGAGCAACATAGGCTGTTCCGAACGTGAAAGTTCGAGCAGTGCCGTTGTCCAGAACTCGAATTCGAAGCATTTCGCCGTCCGTTGGAACAGACGTTGCTGGGTTGGCGATGGTCAAGTTCGCCGCTAGTGCGGTGAGAGTAAGCAGATCGTAATCCGCAATCTCAGGCGTCAACGTTGCTGTCGATGCCGTTGAAAATACTCTCGGTGTACGACGGCCGGCAGGATCCCCATCCGGGCCAGGATTCCCATCAGGACCGGGGTCTCCGTCGGGTCCAGGATCGCCATCTGGGCCGGGATCGCCCTGAACACCAGGTATGCCTTGATTTCCAGGAGGACCCTGAACACCAGGTATACCTTGGTCTCCGGGAGGACCTTTGTCGCCATCCGCGCCTGGATTGCCATTAGCGCCTGGAGTTCCAGCAGCGCCGGGTGTGCCGGAAGATCCGGGAGGACCCTGAACGCCGGGTATTCCCTGATCTCCGGGAGGACCCTTATCTCCTGGGGGACCTTTGTCGCCGTCGCCAGGCATGAACGTTCCGCCTGGATGCAGACCTTCTGGCGCCGGCATTACGCCGTCTTCTTGCTGGCTGCAGCCTTTGCCTTGTCCTGCTTGAATTCGATTCGACGGGAAGCTGCCGAAGATACCCCAATGGCTCCGACTGCAACCGGTGCAGCAACCGCGGTCAAACCAAGCATCAGAACGATTGCTTTCTCACCCCGAGTCAAGCGAGCTGCAATCACTCGATCTGGGTTTTTCAGAAAGGACGCCTTCATCTGATTGAGCTTCGCGTCCTGCTTCGCTCGTGCTGGGCTTCCTTTTTCGGTTTTCCTTCGAGCAGATCTAACCAGCTCGGCCTGTTGTCCTTTGATTTCCAGCCTGCGTCTGGCATCTATAATTTCCGCTCCAGACGCTTTTGTTCGAGTCTTCCCCCACTTCATCCCGAGAACGCCGAAATGGATCAATTCCTCGAGCGACTGCTTGTCTTCATCTTGACGAATCATTCGAACGCCTCCTTGTGCAGTTTGTATGCTACGAAAGCGTCCATCAAAGCTGACACGTTGTCGATCTTGTCTTCCTGTCGCTTCTTCAAGAGCTTTCGATTGCCATTGGTGTCTTCAATTGTGATTGCGTTACCCATCGCAAATGTCATTAGTGATTCGTCAAAGATGAGCAGACGTTCTTCACTCAGATTCTTCAATTCACCGAGAGGAACCGATTCGGTCTTGGCGCCCTGAATTACTTTAACGATCCCAAAGGGTCCATTCTCGGATTCATACCGTTGAACAAATTCCTTGGCGTTGTACGGATCGTATCCGAAGGTACGAACGTCATACTCGCTCTTGATGATGAACGCGTCGAGATCCTCAAAGACCTCCATCATGTCGAGAATAGTTCCCTCGAGCACATGAAGGCTACCCTCATTGATGAACTCTTCGTACTTCGCGCGCATGGCACTAGGCAACTTCATCAACGTCAACGACGTGATGTAGCTTCGAGTTTTCACTCCGAAAGAGCCATTCGCCAATGGAAACAAGAACGTGAACGCGCAGAAGTCGTCACCTTGGGAGAGGTCCGCTCCTAGCGAACATGGCAATTGCCAGAATTTACGAGAACGATGAGGGAGAGTCTCCTCATACGTGAAGAAGTACGTGTATCCCTCCATCGGAATCCCAAACCGTTTGGCCAGGATGTCGTTTCTCGAAGCTGGTGCTTTCTCTGCCCGCTCCACATCGAGTTGGTACGTCTCATACGAAACGGTCATGCCGATGTTGGGATTTGCTTTCGGCCAGGTAGCAGGATCACTAACTTCCTCGAGCTCATCCAACTTATAATGCCAGATCGAGATGTGTGGTGCAATGTAGTCGCCCTTAAGAATGTCAGCGAGTTCCATTTTGATGGTATCGCCGGAACCATTCCGGACTGTTCCTTCTGAGCTGATGGCGACGATCAGATAGTCGTCAAGTTTCGAAGCGCCTTGTTCGACTGCACCGACAATGTCCTCTCGGACGTCGCCAGACAGCCATTCGTCGATTGTCGAAACCTTGGGTCGAAGACCCTGAAGTTTGTTGATCGACATTGGCCGGACCTCGAGCAGAGATCCTGTCAGAAAGTTCTCAATGCCCTTCTTAGTTGGCACCAGTTTCTGACGCATAGCTCTTGACCCGGTTGTGTTCTGCAAAGAACCTTCGGTCAAGAACTGAAAGAGCGGACCACGCGATCTTGTGATGGCAGTTCTGAAAGGCGACATGACTTCGTCGGCCTGTTTCATTGTCGGCGCTGTTGTGATCTGATGTGTCGTAGTCGTATCGACGTTCAGAAAGTACGCTTGAATGCATTCGGCGTACATTGACTTAGCAGCGCCTCGAGCGACGATCAGGTATTGCTTAATGGTCAGACGCTTCTTGATTGTTTTTGTGACGTAGCGTCCACCATGATTGTCCTTCGACGGTTGATACACACTCCGGTCGACGAAGTAATACCAACCAAAGATCTGTTCAGCCCAAACTTTGAACGAGGGGAGCAGATGTAGATCGCTGCCATCGGTAAGTGTGAGCTCGTTCTCACAGTAGAGAATGAATCCCTCGACCGCGAGATCGTCGTAATAGATGTTGGGGTTGGCGATGAGTGAGTCGATACGGTTCATCTCCATGGCAATTTCTCGGTTTACGGGAATTTCCCCGCGCATAACTGCATCCCGAAATTGTCCATAGTACTTAGGCACCGCTTTGTTCGATAATCCCATCGCCAACCCTCCCTTCTAACTCCGTGCTTATGCTCTTGCGAGCTTCTTCGCGATGAACTTGCCGGCCTGATCATTGGCGAACTTTGCGGCCTGTTGTTTGCCGACGCCCAAGAGAAGTTCTGCGACGAACTTGGTCGCCTTTTTGGTCGGCGTTGGAGGCTTCAACTTGTTGTACTGCTGCTCGAGGTTCATTCGAGTCACCAGACGCTGAAGGTCGTCATTGCTGAGAACCTTTGTGCCCTGCTTCTTCGCAACTCCGGCAGCTCGGGCAGCTTTTCGGGCATCATCCGAAATGGCGAAGCCAGGCTCGCTCGCGCGACGAACGCCCCATTTCATTCCCTTGACGCCGAAGTGCTCGAGGTAATCGCCCACGAATTCTGCGCCGTCATGGGTCTCATCAATCACAGTCACTTATCCTCCTTCCTCAGAATGTGATGAGCGGAACCTGGTTTGGTCGACTGACGGTTGCACCTGCTGCGCCAAGACCAACGGCCGTAGCTAGAGCCGTAGTGCTTGGGACGACGTGGGCAACCACTGGTTTGCCGTGAGACAGGATCGATGTCCATGTACCACCAGAAGCACTATACTCCATGCCGAGAATATCTGCCTGAGCATGGTACGTGGTGAAGTTCTCACCTTCGTAGAACATGGCGTTCGTGACGAATCCCGCAGCTCGAGCTGTTGCCAACCAGGAAGAATTTCCACTCCCCGGAACCGACTTGGCTACGATCTTCTCATGCCAGTTCGGATACGTCTTCAAAAGCGTAACCAGATCATTTCGGAAAGCCGACGCAGTCTTGATGTCGATCCAGAGAACATGACTATCGATGTAGGCATCAAGAATTTCCTCGAGCCTGGCGTATGGTTGGTGATCTGTAGTCACGGGTGCACCCACGACCGGAAGTTGATCATGAGTTTGAACTGCAGCCCAAGTCATTGCCGAAACGAGAAGAGTACTTCCGACAGTCCCTAGAGAAGTTCGATCAAGACTCCCGTCGTGATTACCGATGAATACGCCATCCGAAGTCCTAGCCAGACTGACCTCGAGACCACCATAGCCACGAAGTGCAGCTTGAGTGTATGCCTGCATGCTCATCTCGGGCCAGTTGCCAGAGCCGCCACGATGACCTGAGTAGAAGAAATCCTCAGCGAGCATCGCATCTATCGATTCGTAGCCAGGCCAAATCATGCCGGCCCAAAGAAGCGGATCGATGGTGTCTCCCGCGCCCGCGACGAACCACTGTCCATTGACGAGGTTTGTGCCATCCCAGATTTGACCGGGGAAAGAACTCGGAGGAGCATCCGGAAGTGCAGGAATGATGATCTGTAATGCCGCACCGTTTGTCGCCTGGGTATTGACGTTGGTAAATGTGACTGCTCCCGATGCTCCGGAAGAAGCCATGCCCTTGCTAGCGACTGTGAATGTTGTAGACGCTGCAGCTGCGCCAAGAATGGCCGCTTGCTTTGCCCATCCTGTACCGGAAACCGTCAACTGAGCTTCGGTCTCGGCTGCGGTGGTTCTTTCAGCACCGATCGCAAAGACCATCGCGTTGTTAGCCGACGTTGTGACACTTGGCGCGATCGTGTCGAACGTTCCGCCGGATCCCGCTCGAGTTCCAATGGTGCCGAGAACAAAGTTGTCGACAATGTCGGCGTTTGCACCATCGACCCAGAATGCGTGACAATTGACCTTGTTGGTTCGTCCGACATTCAGCTGCGGAATGCTGTAGTTGGTCTCGCCAACTGTGCGCTTTTTGACGTAGATTCCATATGTTGTGGTGCCCGAGGTTGCGAGAGCCTGCCAGGTGACAAGCTCTCGAAACCCCGTTGGTGGAGCAGGCGTGTTTGCGTTTGCTGTGGTTCCGGTCGAATCGAGGAGGAGAAATACGAAGTCGCCAACAGCAAGTGCAGTTCCCGTAGTGCCGGCTGACATGTTCAGTGAATAAGGATTCGAATCCCCAAGCAACTGTCCAATAGTCAGCCGGCCCTTGACGAGACCCGAAGGCATTGTCGTCATGGAACCACGACCTCTTCGGAATACGCCATCTCACGGTAGACATTCAGGCGCCATTCGAATTCCCGCAGCTGATCCTCCATCGCCTTGATCAGGTAGGAGGTCGTCGGCGGATCGAAAAGCATCCGAACTCGAAGAACCATGTAGGTCTTCACCGAGTTCAGGAGCATGTTGTTGCCGAGGTAGTCAGACCACACAGCCTCAGCATCCTCGATAGCGAAACCATCCGCAGGGCCAATGCCAAGTTGGTTCAGACCTGCGAAGACGCTATTGATGTGCATCAAAATATCGACGTCGAACGGCGTGTAGCTCGCGTCGAGACCAAGAAGCTTCTTGGTGTTGTTGAGGATGCTTTCGGGAATGGTACTCACCTCCTAGGTGATCAGAAGTTGTTCAGATTGCGCTTCCTCGCTGCAAGGAAGGCGTTGTCGGTCCGAGGACCCCAGTCACCATCGGCAGGAACACCGAGAGCGTGCTGGAACAACTCGACCCAGCCACTCAACGAGGCCTGAGAGCGATTGCCCCAGACGCCGTCTTCTTTCGTGTCGACGATTCGCTGAACCTCGACAATTCGGAACGGCTTGTTGACCCGCTTCGGCCAACCGACCTTTGCTCGAGCTGCCGTGCGCATGAGCTGGGCGCGAGAATCGGTAACCGCACCCCACTTGCCATCGGACGCGACCTCGAGCAGGGATTGAAGCCGCTTGGTCGTGACCGGGTTTGGCTTCGGCTTGGCCGGAGGCTTCGGCGCCGGAGTGGGCGCGATCGGACCCAGAGCTTCCCAGTCCAAACGCACATAACCGACGACGTACTTTCCATCACGACGCATCCGAAGAAGCTTGTTGCCGGTGGTGTTTCCCTCGAGCACGTGGAAGGTGCCGTCGCCGAGGATCTGCTCGACAGTTCCCGTGTGGTCCACGAGATCGGCGTTCATCTTCCGTCCCGACCAGTCGTAGTAAACCTGGTCGCCGGCCTTCATGCCCTTGGTTCCCCAGTGCCAAGAACTTCCTCGAGTTCCGGCGAGGGCATCACGAACGGCATAGACCGTATATGCTCGTCCGGCCTTCAAGGACTGTGCACCACCGGTCCAAGCAGCCCACGTGTTGGTCATCTCACACCACGGACCGTCGCCGATCTTAGCAACCGTCTTGTTGTACCATTCGGTGATGAAGTTGTGGTTCGAGTTGGGTGGAGTCTCGCCAGTGCCGAGAGCGCCACGAAGACGATTCAGGACTCGGTCGATTGCCAACTTGGTGGTAGACATACTCAGTCCTCCATTTCCAGGTCGGTGTCGACGTCATCGACGGAAAGCAGATCGGGTTCCTGAGGAACCTCAGCTGCCGGAACGATTCCATCGACGACCGGGGTCAGGTTCGGCCACGGGGTTAGCTCAGTCATTGTTGCTCCTCTCAGTTACCACAGCTTGGTGTCGCCTGCGGCACGATCGATTGTTCGGCGCGGCAACTGTCGTTCGTCACCGTAGTGAATCGCATTGTGAGTGCGATGTGTGGTAGCTATCAGAAATTCAGAATCGAGAATGTCTTCGTCGCCGTTCTCGATGCTCGAGGCCGTCATCGGATTCATGTGATGGATTATGATTCGGTCGTGAATTTCGTAACCTTCGATACCCAAGTCACAACCATAGTCCCGGATGATTACGTGACGACGAACATCCTTCCACTGCTTCGACGTGTAGAAGTTTTGATTGATCCATCGTTCGAACCCGAAGGTCGGTTCCCCTACTGCTCCGAAAAGTTTCAGATAGTGGAACCGCTCCTCGAAAGTTTCTAGGCTACGCAGATCTCGGTAACATCTAATCATCCGGATAATCCTCCGGAGGTCTTTGACCCGAGTACGTCTGCATTGCGGCGAGCGCTTTACCGTAGAGTTCTTCAACCCGAGCCTGCGAAGCAAGCGCTTCTCTCTTCGCAACCAGAAGTTCGTTCTCGTGAGCGATGCGTTCTTGCTCGAGCCTCTCGCGCGAGGAGCCAAGCTTCAAGTAGTGAGTGACCACCTGTGCTGACGCTACTCCGGCGCGCATCTGTCGCTCCGCTTCGTCGACTGCAAGCGCCACCAACTGCTGTTCTCTACCCTCAGGAGTTGTTGCCGCAGGACGCCTAGATTCAGGCGGGTTTTGAGGAGAAACTCGCTTGGTCACCACGGTTAACACCTCCTTTCGGCATAGTTCTTACCGAGTTTTAACCCCCGAAAAGTGGAAACATTGGGGCAAAACTTCCCTCGGGGTTATTTTTAGG